AAAAGAAGAACATTCATCACGTTATATGTTTTTTCAAAATATTAAACAAATGAAAAGACAATGTGAAATTCTTCTTGAAATGAACCAAGACGAAATCACGGCCATTCTAGAGGATGGTCATGACTGGGCACAAGATCATATCGCCGAATCAAAAAATAATATGGACCAAGTTTTTGACTTTATCATGAATGAAGTTAAAGGTGAAGATATTATTTTAGATGAAGCGAAAAAGAAAAATGTTCCCACAAATAAACGTTTATGGAATAATGCCTTAAACTGGGCGAAATCACGTTATAAAGTTTGCCCTAGTGCGTATTGTAATGGTGCGGCTGTTAAACGTTATAACTCCCAGGGGGGTAAATGGGTTAGAAAATAATTATGAAAATTATTATAACGGAAGAACAAAACGAAAAACTGAACAAGAAGATTAGATTAGCGGTTGAAAAGTTGGGATTAAAACAATCTAGAGAAATGTTTGGTAAAGATATCATCAAACAAGCTTATATTAAAAACCCATCATTATTCTTAAATCAATTTAACAACTTAAAACCAGTTGAAAAGGGCGATGAAATCTATTATGTTGATAATGATAACCTTCCTTTATTTTATTATTATAAAGAAGATCAGGATTCAAAAAATGGTTATTACTATATCAATTATTATAGGATTTGGTTATTTTTTGAAGAAATTATAGGTTATAACTACACTAAAACTCAACAAATTATAAAGGAGTGGTTGGGAACGACCTATAATTTGAGGGGACTCACACCATTTTCAGCCCAAAACTTTTTCCATTTGGGTTGGGAACGACCTATAATTTGAGGGGACTCACACCTTTTGATATCATTGCCTACTTTAAACTTATCGTTGGGAACGACCTATAATTTGAGGGGACTCACACCAGATAAAGTAGGAGCTGGAGACGTTGCTAGTTGGGAACGACCTATAATTTGAGGGGACTCACACCCATTTTCCATAAAGATATTCAACGATTGAGTTGGGGTCAACCTATAATTTGAGGGGACTCACACCTTGGAAATATGTTATTGGTCAAACTGTTCAAGTTGGGAACAACCTATAATTTAACTACACAATATTTATCATTATGAAAATCATTTTAACGGAACAACAACTTAATTCAAAACTACCAGAAATATTTGATAAATACATTACAAAGATGTATCCAGAATTGTTATCAAAAAATACGAACTTAAAAATGAGTCCGGATGAAACAGCAGTATATATTATTAACCCACAATATAAATCGTTTAATCTGAAAAGCGAAATTGTTGCGTTTTTTTACGTTTATTACCAAACAGATGAAAAACATCTATATTTGGATGATAACTATATTTCAATCCTATCAAGCGTTTTTGGCGAAGACAAATGGGCAGAACTTTTCTTAAACTGGATAAATAAACAATACGAAGAAAAGTTAAAATACATGTTCAATGAAATATCTTGGGAAATAACGGCGGTTGAATAAAAAATTAAAATTCATATACCCAATTAAACTTTTTTCACTACATTTGAATATATAATCAATAGTCATGAAAAAATTCTTCAAACGCTTACTAAAACGTCTTTACGTTAAATGGGCATTAAGTACAAGGTATAAAATGTTTAACCATATAGAACAAATGGATACAACAACAAAAACTAGTTTATCCATATGTAGAAGATTAATTAATCACGATAGTTCAAAATTCTTAATAGCACCACTATCAGGAAAAAGATATATTAAAAATGAAGAAGTTGATTTGTTCATTATAATCTATGATAATCACTTATCAATAACAAACCATGTATACCATTATGATGTGGTCTTAAATCAACGAGAAATTGATAAAATCAATAATATGTATGACAATAAGACAGAAAGAATTAGACAACAATTTGAAAATGAAATAATGGGTCAAATAAATAACTCACTACAGTCAATTCAGGACAAACTATTAAAGTCGTCTTAATATTCGTTCAACCAAAATATCAATATCAGATTCCTTCAATGACTTCTTCTTATAAGAGGTCATTTTTGGTTTATTACCAGTTCCACTCTTATCATGTTTTTTTTCAGCCCTCCTCTTTTGTGAACAAGCATTCCTCTTCTCAGTGTCCGTCATCTTACCAGCAACACCCGCCGCACGACACTTCGGATAACCCTTATCTTTAGCCTCATCCCTACCACATGGGGGATGTTTACCATCAACCTTACGACAAATATTCACCCAAGGTCCTTTAGGTTGTGAAGACCCCTTCGGTTTTTTCTTAGTACCAAACCAAACCCCCAAATCTTCAACAATTAAATCATCAGTGATTTCAATCCATTCATCTATCTTGATATTTCCCATATTCTAAACTATAATTATAAATATCAAACAAATAACAAAATGGAGGATCAACTATACGGAAAATTATTCAACTCAATACCACTACATAATCAAGACCATATTGATATACTACTTGATTCATTAAATAAAGATACATCAATACATATACTTATCCACGCGGTGAAATACGCACACGAAGCAAACATATTCACACTAGGTGAATCCGAAGTATTATCAAAAGCGATTAGAATCTTAACTAAAATAGAAATGGGTGCCGAACAATCAACCCCCCAAGAATAATTATTACAAATCTTTAACCAAATTTAAGCTATACAATAAATTACCACAATCGTATATTTTTGGTAATATATCTAATAAATCCTTATCAATCTTTTTTATTTCAGATCTAGTATATCTTTTATGTTTGTATAAATAAAAATAATTGGGTGATAAATCATCAACTAACTTAAAACCAAATTTTTCAATATCACCACCCCAACGATTATCAATCACCCAATTTATTTTAGAGGGTGTGTAGGTTTTAATCAAATATTCCAAAAGGGTTTCAAACCCACCATTGATAGAATAATTTTTTAATTCACAATAATACACTACCTCAAAACTATTATCATTCTTTTTATTAAATGAAGTAATACCAATGATTTTATTGTCATAATACACCCCAATATCAATAGATGTTGATTTCAATGGGGTAAAACTATTTTCACTTAAAAACTTATTTTTTAATTTTTTATTAATAGGTTTTATTTCACAATTATCTATATCTATTTTATATTCATTCAACCCTAATAACCTAATTAAATCATTTTTAACAATATCTTGATTATCATCCCATTCGTCCTCAAAAATATGAATTAACTTAACTCCATTTTCAATACATTTTTTAGTTTTATTAATATGATAGTCAGATTCTCTAAATACATCTGAATGAAAATATAACCCATTGAACTCAACACCAATGTTGAATTCAGGTAAGTAGATATCAATTTCTTGGCCACCTAAAATTTTAGTATTGTTATTTTCAACAATAACACCCAAATTACTTAAAAATTCACTTAATTGTTTTTCTTTAATTGATCTAATAGTATTTACTGGATTACAAACTAAACAAGGGTCAACAGAATTAGTCGTTCTATGAACGAATGTTGCTACTATTGTTGAATATTCGGATAAACAAGTATCGCACTTTATGGTTAGTTGATACCCATTTCTATTAATAATATTATATTCACTATATTTGTTTAAGAAATTATTTAGTTTAGACTCATGAACTTTATCTCTACTTCTGTTTAAAACTAACGGTGTTGACACACCATAACGTTCAATATTAGTGTTAAGTGTTTTTTGTTTCACTTCAGGTAATTTATTCATTGAATTCACCCCATGTTTTTCAAAAATCTTATTTTGTATATATTGATTATCTTTGAATAAATTATCCACCCCATATTTGTCTATATTGGTTTTAGATGTTTTATCCCTAATTTCTTTTGAAGCTATCGGTGCGTTGCCCCCGTATTTAATGTTATTGGTTTTTTTAACGTTTTCAATATGTACTTCACTTTTATTAGTACATGTTAATGAACAGTAAACACCATACCCTTCCTTTAATGACCTACCAAATTTTAATTCTTTTTCACAATATTCACAACATGGGATATCTTTAACGTTATATATATAGTGCCAAATACGTTGTTTTAATGAAATTTCTGGAATATGATTTGTATAGTTATTCACGTCATTAAATAACTCATTATATTTTTTCTTCAAAAAACGTTCAGTTGTTTTATAACCCGATTTATTATCATTAAGAAAAAAATTAATTAAATCCATTTTTTTTTATAATCCGAACTATTTATAGATAACGAATGAATATTTCATTCTAATATAAATATAATAATAAAAAATTAAAAAAACAATAAATTATGGCGGATTTATTAAGTAAAATGCCAACGTATGAACCAAAACGTAATAATCGTTTCATATTGAGATTCCCTTCAGAACTAGGGATTAACGAATGGTTTGTTGAATCAGCTGCTAGACCACACATAACAATTCAATCAACCGAAATCCAATTCTTAAACACATCAACTTATGTTGCTGGTCGTTTTACTTGGGGAGAAATTAACGTTACCTTCCGTGACCCAATTGGACCTTCAGCTTCGCAAGCATTGATGGAGTGGGTTCGTTTATGTGCTGAATCAGTTACTGGTCGTATGGGTTATGCTGTGGGATATAAAAGAAATGTTGATCTAGAAATGTTAGACCCAACCGGTGTTGTAGTTGAAAAATGGATACTTGAAGGTACTTGGTTAAAAGATGTTAACTTTAACTCACTAAGTTATGGTGATGATAAAGTGTCAACAATTACCGCACAACTTAGACCAGATCGTTGTGTATTAGTATACTAATATTATTGGTTTATATATATTTAATCCATATCACCCATTATCACGATGGGTTATATGGATTTTTTTGTTCAATCTTTTTGGATTAACTCCGAATTTTTATTATCTTTATAGAAAATAAACAAAATGGAAGAAGAAATCGTAATAAAGTATATAACAACAACAATTTCATTAGAAGAATTGGGTAAAGAATATAAAATGGGTAAATTGAAATTAAAAGCGATTTTATCAAAACATAATGTTCCAATCCGTTCAAAAGGAAATCAAGTTAAATACAATAAAAAAGATAACTCACCAATAATTGAACCACATTTATTATCGTGTAAAAAATGTTCTAAAACATTTAACGATTATGAAAATAAAAGTGGGTCAATAACTAATCATATTAAAGAATGTTATCCTAACACCATAATACCATCATCATTCAAAAGAAGAATGTATCTTAAAGAAAACAATGTACATTACCATACACAATTCTTTAATAAATTACCATTACCAAACACACCAGAAATTAAATGTCCAAAATGTGAATGGACAACAACAGATGTTAATAATAAATCAGGATCATTAACAAAACACGTTGAAACCCATCATTCGTCAATTAGTGAATTTTTAATAGAATACCCAGATTATACTAAATACTTCAACGTATTTATTAAAATAGATGAACGTGAAAAAGAATTGGTGAACCCAGACAATTTTCTTATATGTAAAATATGTAATGAAAAATTAAAAACTATTTCAAATTCACATCTTAAACTACATAATATGACCCAAGATGAATATAAAATTAAATATGGTGATGTTATTTCAAAAAATCTTAAAGATAATTACACTGAACGTCTATCAACTTATGAAATTTCACCAAGTTATAGGAGTGAACCAGAAAATGAAATTGCTGAATTTATTAAATCATTGAATGTTGATGTTTTATTAAATAATAAAAGTATATTAAATGGGACTGAACTTGATATATATTTACCAAATCATAATATAGCGATAGAATATAATGGTTTGTATTGGCACTCGGAAAAACAAGGTAAAACAAAAACATACCACCTAGATAAAACAATAAAATGTCTAACAAAAAACATTCGTTTAATACATATATTTTCAGATGAATGGTCAACAAAAAAAGAAATAATTAAATCAAGAATTAAAACCCTATTAAAATTAAATACTGAAAAAATATACGCCCGTAAATGTGAAATAATCACACTAACTAAAGATGAAAAAAAACAATTTCTAGATAATAATCATTTACAAGGGAATGATAAGTCAAATATATTCTATGGTTTAAAATATAATAATGAAATTGTGTCAGTATTAACATTTGGTAAATTAAGATTATCAATGGGTCATAAAACAACCCAACAAAATGAATATGAACTTTATAGATTTAGTTCACTAAACGTAATTGGTGGCTTCTCAAAATTACTTAAACATTTTATCAAAATACATAAACCAACAAAAATTACAACATATTCAGATAGAAATTGGTCACCATCAATAGATTTTTGTTTTTACAATAAAATGGGATTCACATATATTGGAACAACAAAACCAAATTATTCATACACAAAAAGATATAATAAACGTGAACACCGTTATAATTATAGAAAATCTAAATTAATTGAATTAGGTTGTGATCCTAGTAAAAGTGAAACTCAAATAATGGTTGAATTAGGTTTTGACCGAATTTGGGATACAGGAAACTTAAAGTTTGAAATGAACTTCAATTAAATAAAAAAAGGTCAGATTTCTCTGACCTTTTTAAGTATTATCAAATAATTGATTATCTCAATTCTTTAATATCAAATGTACGAACACCATCAACAGTAATTTTCGCGTAAAATCTTGAGTTGACCATTTTTTTCGCGTACCTTGTCATGATACCTTTTATAGGTGTAAAGTTAAAAGGGTTATACATTGTTGGTGTTAATTGTAATGGAACATATGGTGCGTAGATATAACCAGTATCCAATAAAGATGTTCCTTTGTGTCCTAACAATACAGTGTTTGGTGGGAAGTAAGGATCACGGAATACTTGGTAACGACCAGCTAATGTACCAACTCTTTCAATACCCATGTTATATTGGTCTTGCTCAGGTGAAGCGTTAGATACGTGGAAGTATTCTAAATCATCAAAAATAGCAGAAACCTCAGAAGAAACTACGATCCAGTTAGCACCACCTCTTAAAGTAGATTTGTGGATTTGAGCAGACAACTGGTTGATAGCAGTAATCAACGTTTGGTTCCAATCTTTTTGAGTATAAGAAGTTGTTAAACCATTAACTCTTCTCCATCCGTTGTAATCCCATCTTAAAGACCAAGCAGCACCTTTACGTAAGTCACGTAAAATTTCACGGTCGATTTCAGCAGCAACTTGCTCAGACAATAACGCTGTTAATTCAGCTTCAGCATCAATATTATGGAATGCCGCAACGTCTTGAGCTAATTCTGGAGACCATTGAGCTCTTAATTTTCTTTCAGTTACAGAAACTGTTACAGATTCTAAATCAAAAGAAACCTCACCGATTTTATCTTCAAATTCTAAATCAGCATATCTTCTATATACAGCAGTAAACGCAGTGTTAGCAGTTAAACTATTGATTGTAGCACCTGTATAACCATCTAAAGTATCAGTACCACACTCAGCACATACTGGACAAGATAAATCAACTTCTAAGTAGATACATCCTTCAGCGTCACATACATTGTAGTAAGAACCACCATTTCCTGTAGAAGGGAAAGAAGTTGAAGCTTGACTACCATATTGAACGATACCTTTACCATATTGTTGAGTTACAACTCTAAATAATAAAGAACCTTCACCTAAAGCACATGGAGTTGAATCAACATCAATACCAGCACCAGCGATGATATGTAAATCAGATAAGAAAGCTTCAGTATCCATTTCATTACCATCTGGTCCGATTAATTTACCAGCTCCAGAGTTAGCGAAATTACATAATTTAACGATTAATTTACGTTGGTTAGTTCCATCTAAAGAAGTACCAGTGTAGTTTACTAATTTACCATTGTTCCAAACTTGAACAGTAGTGTCAGAAGTTACAGCAGTCCATTGACCTTTAGAGTAGTCAAATAAACCAGCAGGATCCATTCCAGGTTCAGCACCTTCGTAGAATAAATCATATAAGTTTTTAGCGAATCCAGCGTCACCATAACCATCACCTACAGCACCTCCAGCACCGATTGGTGAAAAGTGTTGGTTGTTTGTGTCATAACCTTGGATTTTAGGTACGAAGTAGAACAATTTACCGATTGGTAAGTTCATAGCTTGTACAGACACGATTTCGTTAGCTAACAATTTAGAGAAAACACGTCTTACGATTGGGAAAACAACAGTTTCAAAAGCTCCGTTTGAACCTTCTGAAGTTGCTTCGTTGATTAAGTAAGATGCTTGGTTTTCATACAATTGAGCTACGTTTTCTTTTAAATGACCTTTTAAACCATCTA